CACCGTATAAACAATCAGTAGTCTAATAAAATTATTATGCTAATTGAACAAATTTGTTTTAACTTATAAGAAAGGAATAGTAATAATGAAACCTACTCTAGAGGAAGGAAATCGGCTACTTTGTATCGACGAATACAATGCCGAGAATAAAGAGATTAAATTTGATGTGGAAAATCAAAAGCTACAAGTTGATTTTGGTGATGGTACTGGCTATCACGAAATTGGCGGCGGTGATACTCCTAGCGGAGATGCTGCAAATGCGCCAGAATATGATAGGACTAAAACCTATCCGCAAGGTAGCTATTTTAAGGCTCCGCAAGCCTATGTAAATGGCGAACCTAACAATTTTCCTGAAAGAGTCTACTTCGTACAGCTAGGCGATTTGCCGGCTATTAGCGATGAAGATTGGCAGCTTGACTTCGTTCAACAAGGTTGGCAGACATTAACCCAATACTTTGGCAATGAAAATGTTCCTGGCCTAGGTAGTTTTCCTAAAATCGTTACGATAGCTACTTTGGAAACTTTGCCTACTTATGGACCAAACAATGCGCAAAACTTTGACATTGTTAGTCTAGCAACTAGAAAAATGTACATATTTGGCTCTAGTAGTGAAAACTTTGCACAATATGGCTATAATTATCCGTACAAAACTGCTGTGCTAATAAGAAGATTTAACCCAGAAACGCAAACTAGCGAAGTAGTTTATGCACCACATAGCTATATTGATGCTAAAAACGGTAGATTATATGCCGATGGCGGCTTAGGCAACAGCTTGGCTAGAGTGTCTCTTAGCCTACCTGCTGTAAGTTGGGAAGCCAATAGCGATTCTGAAACCTCAACGGCTTATCCGTATAAGATTACGGTTAACCAATCCGTCGGCAATAAGTTCCGTGAAAACTTTGCTAGCGGAGAGATTTCTATCATTCCTAGCCTAACTGCTGCTCAGTCGGTTGCTGGTGATATTGCTTTTGTAGAAGCTAACAGCATTGTTTATAATGATGCTAGCGATGTAGCTACGCTGCAATTTACTGTTTACAGCAAGAACAATTCTGCACCGGCTAGCGACATTGACTTCAAAGCTGTGATTATAGTAGACCACGACTTTGACGAGTCAGTTTTTGATAATATTAACCAATAAGGAGGATTAGCTTATGGCTGACTTAACCGCAACAAAAGATAGGATAGATATAATCGACAATTATACTGGCGAAAATAAATCGATTATACTAGACAAAGATACTAAGGCTGTCTCTGTTAGTTTTGGTGCTGGCGAAGCCCCTATTGAAATGGCTAGTAGTGCAACCGTTCAACCTATAGTAGAGCAGGTAGTTACCGAACAGCTTCCGGCTCTGCTAGAAGGTGCCTTAACCGATTATGCTAAAAAGACCGATGTTGGTAATGGTGTTATTAGCGTTTATCAAGGAGATAGCCTAGCTGGTAGTTTTACCGCCAATCAAGGCACTGACGCATCCATTAGCTTAGCTGCTGGTGGAGGTGGTAGTGAACTCAATAATGTTATGCTTAAAGCTAGAGCAGAATATGAAATTGATGGTTGGGCATTATCTACCGGCAATATGCAATATAGCGATTATAAGTATTCTCAAGTAGGCATAGCTACTATCAATGTTAGTAGCTTATCTGCAGCTGAAAAAGCTCTTCTTAAAAATGCTATAACTTCTGGCACAGGCAAATGTTTGTGTATTGGGCTAGCAGAAACTAGTGAGTGGAATATTGCATCAACATATCCTGTTGGTATTATATCTGTTATATCTGATTATATAGATGATAGAGGAGAAATAACCGTAGGTATAAAAGCTTTCTCTAGAATCAATAATATGGGATATTCTGTTGAATGGGCATTAAGCTTTATTAAATAGCATTTTGGAGGTATTAAGCTAATGGATTTAATTCGCTACTTAATACCTCCTTTACTTATATGAAAGGATTTTTACAATGGTAAGTTTAGGAAGTTTTGCCGGAGGTGCTAGCTCACTTGTTAGTGGTGGCTATAAGCAAGGCAAAGGAAGAACCTCTACTAGCGAAACACAAAAAATGTGGTCTGATAAGGTTCAGTCTGCAGTTGAAAATAAGTTCCTTGATGCCTTAGCTGGGCTAACCTATGGTGATGCTGCTGGGCTAGTTGATGCAATTTCGCAAAAGGCTTATGATTACAACATAGACGTAGACCCGATTATAGCGGAAGCTAGGCGAAAAGCCGAAATTGAATCAGGGCAAAATTATCAGAGCCTAGCCCGACAAGCCGGCTCTGATGCTAATAGCTTAGTAGCCCTTGCTCAGAACGAAGCGATTCTAGACCGCGAATCTGCCTTAGCTAGTTTGCGTGCTCAGCTAGAGGCTCAAAATCAGCAAGGTCAGTTAGATGCCCTCGCGAGTGCCCTAGATGCTAATAACCAATCAAATACTAGCATTTTGAATTTGGGTCAGCTACTGAAAGGTGGTCAAATGACAGGTACTAACCTAACAAAAGGACGCCAGTCTGAGTGGGGGATTAACTTCGGTAGCCAAAAACAAGGACAAAGTCAATCTTAATAGCTATAAAGGAGATAGTCTATGGCTGATTTAAATGTGTCGCCTTCTGTAGTCCAGGCGCTTATAAACAATGACTACGCTAGCCAGTCTACTTATAAAAGTGACCCGCTTTACGGTGCTGCTAGTGAACAACTTATTAGCAATATTCAAGATTCTCGTGCTTTTGAGGGTGCGCTAGCTAATGCAGCCGCGGGAGCCCAACAAGATATTGCTTCGGCTAATTCGGCTGATGCGCTAGCAACTGCAATAGATTCTGGAGTATTTGAGCAATCGGTCAGAAATCGTTACGACCAATTTCAAACACCGCAAACTGCTAAGATGACTAATGCTGCTAATATATTGGCAGATACTCAGCTAGCTAAACAGCAAGCGGACCGCAAGATTGATAACCTAACCCAGCAAAAAGAATACCTCAATCAGGTAGCCGATGCTGAAGGTAAGTTTATGAAAAGTCTTTCTCTACCACCAATTATTGGTGATATTGTTGGGCTATTCAATGATGATTATAACACGTTTAAACAATTGGGCAATGCCGCTCAGGCCTCCGCTAATGTACGCAAGCTGCAAAATCAAGATGAGCTAGATGATCAATTAACCCTGCAAAAAGCTTTCGGCACTGCTGGTTATAACCCAATGGCTAATGAAGTTATTAAACCGTCGCTAGACTGGGAAAAGCAATATTTCGCTGAAAAGGACGCTTTGCAAAAGAATAAGCTACGCGCGCAAACCAATAAGAATCAAGCTAGAGCAAACTACATTGATGTGCTAAAACAGCAAAACAAGTTTAGAGAGATACTAGCCGGTATTCATCATGATGCTGTAAGTACTGCTAACCTAGCAGTAACTGAAGCCGGTAAGGCAGACGAACGTGAAAAAGAATATTATAAAATAATGTCAGCTAATGAGCGAAAAGAAGTAGATGCAGCTATAGCTGAATTAAATTCAGAAACTACTATGGCTACTAACGCTTCTCGTGATAAAGCAACTGGTGCTAAGCGTGAAGAAACTGCTTTTAAGAAAGAAAAGCTAAATAAGGTTGATATTCCTAAGCAAAGGTTAGACGAGCAAAGACTAGACTTTAATATGCTTAAGCACGAGAATGAAATGCTTTATAAAAATGATAAGCTTGCATTTGATGTACAACAGCTAGATTTTGACAAAGAAAAAATGAGGTCTGACGTTTTGCAAGCACGCTTAGGTTATGCTGGCAAAGTTATTGAAAATTTGACTAAGCTAAAAGTAGAGCAATCTAGAACTGCTAGAGGAGCTGGTAGTCCTACTAGTTCAGAAGGTAGTGGAAGAAGCACTGCGTTTAAAACTGCTGCTGGACTAACTCCTATACAATTTATGGACGTGGTTAAAAATAGTACAAATGCATCACTAGATGCTCAGGATTTACTAGATAATCTACCTGTAATGCAGAACGTTTCTGGTGATAAGTTTAGTTCTGATAAATTGACTAACCTAGTTGGTATGATACGCCAGACTTTAGATGAAGTCAGCAAGCCTTCGGTTGAAGAATTAGCTGAATATAACTTAGACCAAATGGCTGCTTATAATGGTAAGGTTGTTAAACTAAATGAGATGGTTGAGGCTGTTAATAAAAGATGGAAAGCCGTCAATGATGTTGATAGCCCAGAAGGTAAAGCTATTACTTCATTACGTTTAGCTAACAACGGCGTATTGCCTAGAGCAGCAGAAAGCCAAGCTGCCACTTTTACTTTTGGTAATAATAACAAATCAGTTACTACCAATAGTATTGAAGGTATGCTAGTTAATAATTTTGTGGTAAATCCTGGCTTAGGTAGCAATAGCCTAGCCCAGTTTGCATTTGATGTATTTAATGATATGGATTATTCTGAAAGAGAAAAATTTATCGAGTGGGCTAAAGAACAAAATCCACAAAAAGACATATCGTTAGATAACATAAATAGTGCAGATGCTTTTAATGTTCTATTAACTAGTGTTTTGAACAATGTAAATAGTGGTAAGGTAGCAACTGGTAGTATGCCTAAAAACAGCTTTATCAATAAATTGCTTAATTCTAATTATTTACTAAGCCAGTATATAAATGGCAACAACGACTATGCACCTGTTGTTACGACTACTTTAGCTAACGGCAATAAGGTTAGACGTTCTATAGGCGAAGTTTATGATACTTATCTTAAGAGTAGCTGGGAACAATATTGCAGAGATGCAATCGCTAAGCAAGCTGGCAATCAGTTAGGCCTTAGAACAAGACCCGGAGACTTTCGTGATAATGCTAGCTTAGGGAAGTTCTTAGTCGATAATGGTGTAAGCACTGATAACATAGCTAAGCTATTCTATGCTGGCTATGGCCCTTCAGTAGCCCAGCAATGGAAAAAGGACTACTTAACTAAAACTGCATCATTTGATAACATAGCTGCCACCTTTATGGTATCGGCTGGATTTTATGACAAAGCAGATGCTATTATTACAACCGCTAGCGATTCTGCTGATGAAAGCAATAAAAAGCTTCATGCTAATATTGAAAAATCATTAGCTGAAATAAATGAATACGCTAGGATTAAACAAGCTGAAACCAAATTAAACCAAGCAATAGCTAATCAGGTTGTTAACCAATCAAGGAAAGGAAAATAATATGGATTTTGATTTAGGAATAGAAGAACCTCAAATGGTCGAAAGTAGCGGAAAAGTTTTTACTAACTTAGACGACGATTCCGCTAGCAATGAACAAACGGCAACAAATGAAACCTCTAAGCCTTTGCTTTCTACTGACCAGCAAGCTCAATGGGAACAACAAAAAGCCGAAATGGCTGCTAATGTAGGCAAAGCTTCTGTAGGTGCTAGCATAAAGCCTTCTACTGAATCTGAGGGTTGGCTAGACAACAGAATTATGGCTATATTTAGTAAGCTAAAAGGAACACCTGAAGGCGACGAGGATGCTAAAGAATATACCCGTAGAGCTAACCTAGGTCTCCAACAAACCAAAGAATCAATTGGTATTCCTGTTGTAACTCAAGTAGCTGATACTATGCTAGCAGGTGCTGAAAGCTTAGCCGATTTTGGCGGCGATACGGTTGGAACTATTTTTGGACTAGACGAAGGAACCGTTATTGATTATAAAGCTGATGTGGCTAACCTTACTAGAGGTATTAGCCAAGGTATTGATACCATCGGCAATGCTACCTCGCCTACTGAATGGCCTACGGTATTCTTACCGGATTCATCTAGTGATGAAGAGAAATCGTACGATACTACTAGCTATGAACGTAATAGAACCGCTTACGATTTTGCTGGCGATTTTATAGTGCTAGGCAAAGGGGCTAAGCTAGTTTCAACTGCTGTTAGTAAAACCGGACCGATTGCCAATTGGCTTAGAAACGCAGGTGTTAGCAATAAAATGATAGATAAATTTTTTGTTAACAATAACGTTTTAGAAAAGTCTAGCGCTGTGCTTAAACACGAATCTGATAAGCTAGTTAAAGCAGGAGTTCCCATCACAGCTAAAACTCCATTTAACGAAGCGACTGCTAATATGGCTAAAAAAGTAGCACCTAACATTGCTAAGCTAGTAGGCTACGAACAGGCTGCATTGTATGCTTCTGGCTACAAACACGATGTGCTGTTCCCTGAGGAAGCCAGTTTTATGTCCAAAGTGCTAATGATGGGTGCCTTACCTATGGCAATTGGGCTAGGAACTACTATTGGTAGCGGAATGTATGGCTTAAGCCGCATCTATAATAGAGCTGCTCTAGCTGCTGATAAAGAACTTAATGATAAGCTAGCTATCAGCGCTATACAGCACGATGTAGGTGAGCACGCTATTGAAGCTATTAACCAGCAAAATACGGATATGCTAACACAGTTTGGCTATAAAGGCAGTAACGCTAGTGAACACGCAACTGTCAATGGCTATAATGAAATGATGTTAAACGACATTAAAAATGCTGCGCTAGCTGAGGCAAAAACCGCTAACAAACCGGCTATTACTCAGCATTATGATAACCTTATCAATGATGTTAGAGGAAAGAAAAGGGATATCTATAATGATTTGTTATCTAAGAACCTCAAAAAGGATACCGAATCTACGCAGCTAGCCAAGGACTCTATCGAAAAGGCTCAGTATAATCACCCTAATGTGCTACAAGGCGTTGTTGAAATTGATAAGACTCCGCTAAAGCAAAGCGAGTTAGATGATATATTAGCTGCTCAATCTAAAAAGAGGGCTAAGGTAGAAGCTGAAGCAGCCAAAATTTCGGACCCTGCTAAAAGGGCTAATTATCTATTAGAGAATAATTATGATAATAGTGATTATCTATATGATTTAATAGATGCTGATGGCAACATTCGTGCAGCTAATGAAGTACACATTCGTGAAGTTGATAGCCCAGAGTTTGCTAAAACAATTAAGCTAGCTACTGTTAACCGAGTTGGAACAGATAAGAGCCAGAAAATTAACATAATTACTGGCAAGGTTAGTGATGATGTTTTTATGAAAGGCGATAAATATGATATATTTGTTGACGAGACTGGGCTAGCTACACTAAAACGGGAAAACGGCAACCAGCATTTGGTAAGCTACAGTGATACTTCGGCTAATCAGTATATCTGGAAACTGCAAGAAAAAATGCTACAATCTAGTTTAGGCAGAACTAAAGATGCCAACGGAAATCTTGTTTTTCAATTTGTAGCTAACGCTAATAAAAACGGCAAATTTTATCTTGACTTAGATAATGCACCTCATTACCAGCTAGCCTATTTAGAAGACTTAGCTAGTAGGTCTGGTGCGGATTCTTTCTTAGAAGCTTACAACTTGCAAAACTTTAGCAGGTCTGTTAATAATGCTAAGCTATTGTTTAGCACAGACCAGCCTGATTTAATACAAGTTCTTAAAGCAAGACGTTTAGAAGCTACTAGAGAGTTCTTTATAAATAGACAGCTAGATGCTAAGACTATGGCTGTTAAAAACTCTGGTCAGTTTACTGAAGATGCTCTGCTAGAGGAATTAACCGGCTACACTTCTATGAATGAAAGCTCAGGACTGTATACTAGAAACAACGTAGTCAAAGACTTGATAAATCCTAATAAGTCATTAGCTGAAGTAAATAATTTGCTTTCCGAAGAAAGACAATACTTTAGGAAAAATCCTAATTATTTGCTAGCTAAGCGTAATGATACTGGTATGATTACTGATAAGTACAACAGCGAAGCTATGCTAAATATTGCGTTTGAAAATGAAATGGTTATGCAAGGCTTGACTAGCAACCCTGATAGTCTAGTAACTAAAATTACTAACTTAGTTGTTAGCTCACCTCAGTACAAAAACAACTACCTGAGTAGCGGTCCTAATTCCATTGGGCTAGGAACCGATTTACTGGGCAGCTCTGGTAAGCTATTGCTAAACAAAGACATTCGTCAAGAAACCAATATAACCAACTTGGCGGCTACTTCTCTAGAAAACTCTGTCGGACCTTCTATTAGAGTAGAGCTTAATAAACAGATTAGCCCAATAGTTGACTATATTCGTGACAGTGGTATGCTAAAAGACCCTAAGGCTACTGATGAGTTTGCACAGTTTATGCAACAATCAAGAAACGGCTTTAGCGCATTAGACGATGGTACAACTGCTGGAATGTTCGCACCTACTGGTGATGGCAGATGGGCTATTAAGCTAGAGGGGAAAAACAACCTACGTGTAGCCGAGTGGCATACCGAAGTTGGCGGAGTAGACCAGATGCAAACAACTATGCGAGGCTATATGCCTGATATCAATAGTGGTAAGCCGCTTATAATAGGCGACAAGGCTAAAAGACTTATTGAGCTAGTAGATGAATTTAACGTTAAAGTTAACGAATCCGATAACCAACTTAATAATGCATTAGGCTACGAGGGTGTAGTATTCAAACGTGGACATATGCCTCCTAAGTCATTAACCGGTAGTGAATACATTCGTGTAATAGGCAAGACTAATGATACTGGTGGATTTGATTCGCGAATCTACATTGTGGGCAATACCGAAAAAGAGGCTAATGATTTGGCTAAGCTACAAATGACATTAGGCAAGCTGGATGAAAAAGGCTATTCGGTTAAAACTGCTCAAGAATTGCATATAAATCATAAGATTGCTAGTGAAGACATCACTAAAAACTATATACAATATGTAGACTACAACGATGAAATAGCCCAGTTCTTAAGAATTAAGCCAACAGACGGTGTTCGTAAAACTGGTACTAGCTATTACATAACTGGCGAGGCTGCTTATAAAGAACTGCTAAATGGTCTTAACAGAAACCTACAACAAATAGCTACTAGAACTAGAAGTGCTATATTTAGGAATCAACTAAGTAAAGCAAAAACGACTATTGCTAGAATGGAAGTAGGTTCTGATGGATATAACTCTATGCTAGATTACATCACTGCATTAGAGGGCAGGGCTTCTCCGCTAGGAATGAATGCTGGCAAATTTAAGGATAATAAAAACTTATCCTCAGCTATTAAATCGGTCTACGATGGTATAGATAGTGCTATAGATGCAAGTGCTCATATAGTTCCTAAAGCTATTGACTCTCTTTTAGATACTTTTGGTATAGGCGTTAAGCGTTATTATAACCTAAGTGAAATAAGCAGAGCTCAAGCATTCGCCGATGCTAAAGCAGGACGTATTCGTGATACGACTAAATTCTTTAATAATTATAAAGAAATGCAAGCTATGTATGGAACCACCGATGATATTGCTGGGCTAATAAATGAGCATCTGGCTAGAGAATTAAATATCAAAAAGCCTATGCTAAGTAAAGAGATAGCCGCTACGTTAAATAGACTAGCTACTACTTCGTTGCTTAGATTTGGCAATTTCTCTTATATGCTTATGAATATTATTTCATTGCCTATGACAATTCCTTTTGTAAAGGCTAGTTTCAAACGTCAGCTAGGAGAATCGGAAGCGGAATTCCAAGCAAGAATTGGTGCTTGGGGTAAGCTAGATAGAGATGGCAATCTTCACGTTGACCCTAATGGTGCTTTCTTAGATACGCTTAATACGTTCCAAAACGATAAAAGGCTAACTAGCAAAGTACTTGATGAGGCTAGAGAACGTGGCTGGCTTAGCACTCCGGCGTCTATTTTAGGTAAAGCATTCCTTAATACTGGCGACCATTTGGCTACTAAGTCAGGCAGAAAGTTCCTCAATTTGGCTACTGGACTAGCAGATAAATCCGAGGAAGTTTCAAAATCTATTACCTTTATGCAAGGATATAGGCTAGGACAGAAAATGGGCTTACCTCACGAAAGCGCTATGACTATGGCTAAAACTTTTTCTGAGAGAAACATTGGTAGTTATGCTGCTAATAACAAACCTCAACTATGGCAACAAGCTACTGGTAGCCTAGGAGGTCTTATGTATACTTATACATATAACCTAGCACAGCAAGTTGTTAGAAACTTTATTGCCAAAGACAAGGTTGCTAACCTAGCTGGTTTAGTTACTCAAACGTTTATGTTTGGTGCTCAATCAGTTCCGGGATTTAAGCTAATGGAAAATTATTTCTTTCCGCTAGGAAGTAATGATGACTTCTATACGGCTGGTCGCAAAAAAGGCTATTCTGATGATACTATGCGTAGTCTAATGTATGGTATACCTAGTGCTAAGACTGGTATAGACTTTTCATCTAAGGGCGATTTTAATGAGCTAGCCGTTCCGGGCACGCGAACTCCTGTGGTTTTCTCTACTGTAGGTAATCTAATCAATGGAATTAGCGAAACTATTGATGCGATAGCCGGTTCTGACGAATCTAGTGCTACTAGGCTAAAAGAAATCTGGGCTAGGTCGTTTCCGGTTACTCCAGTAAGAGGTGTGTTAAATGCTTTGCTAGGCTATAAGACCGATAAATACGGTAAGAAAATTATAGATTCTAGACAAACAGGTAATGCCCTTTGGTGGGCAACTAGCTTAATGAATTTCAGAACGCTTGATGAAAGTAGAGCTAGAACCGCACACTATCGTAGTGAAGTGGAACAAGCATATAGGACTAATAAAGTAGCTGGAATTCGTAAGACTATGCTAGCTGCTATTAGAGGAGGTGAATATGATGCGGTAGTCAAAGGACTTATGCAAATTCAGCAGCTTAACGGAACTAATACGCTATCAACTGGCTACCTAAAAAAGCTTATAGCTGATGCTTGTTTGACTAGAAACGAAAACGAGATACTAAGTAATATTAATACTAGCATAAATGCTGCAAAGCAGGCTAATCAGCAAAAGCTTGAAAATAGTACTAAGCTAATAGAATATTTCAAACTTAGAACTAATAGCATTGATAGCCAAATTATTGAATAGCTAGATACAAAAATACCCCGTAGGGCATAACGCCTTGCGGGGTTTATTGTTAGAACAATTAAGTTATTTACTGCTATTTATGATAGCCGCTGAGCACGTTTCGTGCATTGCCTTTAGCCTAGCTCTTGTAGTTTGCCCACCCATCTGAGCGTACCATTGACAATAAGCCGATGGAAAGTATTTGGTAGCTAGCGTTTTCAAATCGCCATAAGCGGATACCAATTCGCCAAGAGTCATACCCCAACAAACTGCTAGCCAAATAGCTTTACTGCGGTAACCAACTTGGAGGAACCACTTTGAATCCACTAGCTCAGTAAGAACCTCATCTTTATTGTGGTCGGCTAATGCCTTGTTTAGCCGTTTCATTGAGCTGAAGCCCTTAGGACCTAGATTAAATACCATATCAACAGCTATGCTATAAAATGGCTCTTTCAAATGACCTAGCGTTTTTAGCACATAGCTTTCTGATTTATCTAAATCTTCGTGCAGTAGCTGATTCGCGATTTCCTCACTGATGCCGTTGGCTTCCAAGTTATGCCCGTAGCCTATGGTTAGCTTACCAGCTGGGCATCTGTAAGGCTTTAGGCTAAGACCTTCTGCTAGCTTAGTAAATTTAAAAACGTCACTAGTTATCATTCCGCTACTCCTTTAAAGCACAATCTAAACTATAAGCAACTCTTTGCGACTTTTCAACTATCTCACCACCACAAGCAGCATAGCCCGCTAAGTCAACCCAGTTATCCATATGAATTGGCGAATTTTTGATTCGTGCAATTTTAAGCAAAGCTAGCATTACTGCAACATCAGCCGCAGTGTAGCACTTATCGCCTTGGTAAGCCGACCATAGCCTAGCTATTCTAGAAAAGTTATCTTCCGGTGTGCCATAGTCTTCTTGTCGTTGACCAGTTGTGCAGTTAATAGCCTTTTCAAGAATCTGTTTTCTAGTCATTAGCTCTTCATTCATTTAATCCCTCCTTTGCTTTAGCTTCTGTAAAACATTTGCGTTCATAGAACTCTTCTTTTTTGCCCTTGTTGAATTCTGATACAGGGCGGTGGTAGCCCATAACCCTAGTCCAAATCTCACAAGGTTGCCGTTCGCTATCTTCTAGCTTAACTTCATTTCCTTCGCTATCGACGACTTTGCTACCGTCCCAGTAGCCTAGGAAATCAAGTTGGCGCTCATCGTTAGCGACGCTATTATCATTATCTTCCATTTTTGTTACTCCTGTTATCCAATAGTTTGTTAATTTCTACTCGCTCTCGCAAGTATTCCTCTATTCCCTGATTTCTTATGCAGTGAAATTTAGGGTCTAGCTTAAACAGTCGCTTGACCTTTGGTTTCATTTCGCCAATAAAATCAGTTAAGTCCTGTCCATATTCCCCGCTAATAGAAACTGGGTTCCTACCATCGGCTATAAAACAGTTCCATATACCACTAACTCGCAGAACATACACGTCCTTTTTCTGAGTTGCTAGCCATCTTTGGTAATCCCTTTCCTGTTCACTAGCTGGGTAATCTTCAAAATCGTGCCGTTGTTCAACTATATTCGGCTTTTTCATTATGCTTTTCCACCTCCTTCTGGGCTAATAAAGTTAGCTGATAAGGGTTTACTCGGCTAATACTCCAAAACGGCGTCAATTTTATTTGCCGTTCTAATTCGTTTGTCATAGCTAGGCTATGAAATCCGTCTAATTCTAAAGAACCCATTTTTTGCCAGTAGGCTAATGCACATTCCATACTGCAAAAGCAGAAATAGTTATCGCCATACTGGTCAGGCAGTATGACTAGATGATTATGATGTGGCTTATTTATTAGCCTATGCTTACAAAAATCGCAATAGCAATTATTATCATTATTCAACATTATAATAAATCCTCCAAGCTGTTTTGTTTTTCACGCTTTTTCATATTCCTAGCGTAGCGAATTACATCGCCGTCTTCCCAAGCGGAAACTTTTCCCTCGGTTACGAAATCTTTTAGTGTTTGTGTAAAGTCTACCATTTTCATATCACGTTGCATTAACGACCAAAGGTTATTAGCCGTGAACGGGTCTGGCGATTGATTGATAAAGTCTAGCAGTTTTTGCCTTGCTAGTCCAAGAGGGCTTAATCCGAACTCGCCTAATGCGTTTGGCATCGCTGATTCTGTTAGGCTAAGCAATTCCTCTGCGTCCTCCACGTCCTCGTTGATTATTTCTTGGCTACCTCGAAGTGCCGCCATTGCCATCACTAGCTTAATTAAATGCGTGTGTCTTCTAGTTTGGTAATACACAAATCTTGTATCTTCTATTTTATGCTCTTTAAGATAAAGGCTGTCGAGTAGGCTACTAGCCGATTTAGTTTCCTTGAAAGGTCCGCTAAAGTTATTTGCAACATAATTGAAAATCTCGCGGAGTTCTGCTAATGGCTGTTCCGCTAGCGGTTCCGGTCTGGCTATCTTCAATGACGATTCTGCGTAAACCAAGATTACTCGACTAAGAAATCCTTGCCCTACCACTTCCATAGGTAAGCTGGTTGCTAGCGCAGTAGGCGTAGTTCCGCCTAAAAGATTTAGCAGAGGCTTTTCCAAAACGGCTTTGCTATTCTTTAGCGTATAATTATGATCCTCGCCGTCCCACATCTTAGTCAAGAACGTTACCATTTCATAAGAGCCTTGTCCGATAAAGCTAGCGAACTCACTCGCAAAGCAATACATAGTATGTCTATCTTCGGGGTCTACATTTACTGGGCTAATGTCCTCGTCGACGCCCTCAAGCCCCTCTAGCATAGATGCAACATCTTCAGTCTGGTCTAGCATAGCTGTTATTAAACCTTGCCGTTGTCCGCCCGTGTCGTCAGGTGCTAGCCTAATACTTCCATTACCTTTAATCAGCTTCTTCGCTAGCCCCATAGCCGTGCTCTTACGAACTCCCGGGTCACCTACTAGCAAAATATATTGATTAGGCAATATCGGCATTGGACCAAACTCAAACCAACAACGACGTCCTAGGTTAGCACTCATCATAGATACCAATGACCAAATGTGGTGCAATATAGGAGGCTCAGTTTTGGCTACTAGCCTAAGATATTTTTTAATTGTTTCATTGTGTAATTTCATTACTTATTCCTCTACAACGGCTTAAGCGGCAACGCAAGCTTAACTACCACTCACGTTACCGCTCTCGCACATTAGCCGAATAAAACCACTAAGCTAATACTAAATATTTGCTTTAATGGCTTTTAGCTCTTCCCTAATCAAACGACATACCTCGTCATCGGGCAAGCTAAAATCCGGCTCCGGCATCAACTTCTTGCTAGCTTCCGAGCTGGGAGTTAACATCTCGATTAGCTTATCAATGTTGTTAGCCGTTTCGCCAGCGACATAATCGCCGAACGGTCCTTCTTTTATAACTACAGGCATTAGTTTTTCCTTCTGTTAGTTGTTATCACAAGAAGAGCATAATGCTCCTCGGCTAGTGAAAACAATAAGCTAGATTACTAACGGCGGTTCTCCGTATTTCTTTCTAAACTTATCGTTCTCATATTGCACGAGCTCAGCTAAATGCTTACTGCCGTCGCCTTTCTTGTAGCCTAGCATTGCTTTAGACCAAGTAAAGCCGACGTCGCATTCGACTGGCACGTGCATTTCCCGACCCTTAATAGTAACCGGCTGTTCCATTATGGAAATAAGCTCATCTAGCAATTCCATCTTGCCCACTGGAACTTCGCCGACTAAAGAGTCGTGAACTTGTAGTTGGATTCGCAAACCTTGGCTATATAAGCTAGGCTTGCCATCTCCTCTACCATAGTAATATTGATACATTGCACGGTTAATGTTTCCACCAGTGCCACCTTGTCCCTTTAAGGACGACATTGTTCTTTGAATAGCTAAGTCGCTTACGTAGTTACCGAAGAATCGGCGAGTAAATCCGAAAGCGGTACTAAGCAAACCCTTGTTATACACACATTCTTGAACTAGCCGTTTATCCCAATCTTTCAAATGAGGATAAAGTTCAAAATAGCTAGCCCTTAGCTTATCGCATAATTCTACTAGTCTATTATCTGGCAATGACCAAGGCTCTTTGTAGCCTAACGCTTCAGCAGCGTTATACAGAGCTTCCTTGCCTATCTCTGCACAAATGTTTAAGAACATAGTTCTGCCTTGCATAGAGTAGTTACAGCCGTGTACGATTTTCTTTGTTACGCTACGTAAGCTAGAGTGTGATTTCTTATTCGGGTCGTTGTAGACTTCCTCATAACTTTTCTTAAAGAAGAAAGCCGTATGAATACAGTGCGTATCACGAGGGTCCAAGACTACCTCAATACATTTCGGGTCCTCGGATTCGTAAGCTACAAAATAGTTATCGCTTTGTGAATAGTCTACATCGAACAGGATATAGCCTTCGTCGGCTACCATAGATTCTCTGACTACTGGGTTAATGTTCTGCATATTGCGCCCAATCCAGAAAGGCGAATAACTACTGCTAGCCCTACTTGTGTTGGTACCAGCAGCGTTTAAGCTATAAAGCATACGTCCGTTGTCTAGCTTACAGTCACTAAAATCGGTAATAAACTTATTAGGCACTGTAATCTTATGCAACTGGTCTACGAATCGTTTTATCAACGGGTGCTGATATTGAATTTGTCCTAGCGCAACTTTGTCTGTTGACTTTGTTAGCTTACCATGAATCTTGACAGGCTCGGCTCCTAGTATAGAATAAAACAAATCGGCTTTATGTTGTGAGCTATTAGGATTAAAATCGGGCTGTCCTATCCAGTAGCGGAGCCGGTTCAATTCGGTTAATTCCTCGTCGAATTTGGACTTCACGATTTGGTCTAGCCTAGACCTCAACGTCTTAAATCCTCGATAGCCTACACCCAAATAAAACATCTGTAAACCAAATTCGGTTGAATAGTTTTTAACTGCGTAGTCTAGCTGATGGAACAGGACTAGTTGGTAGAAAAAGCAACACATAGTATTGTAGGTATCTAGCGCATTGTATCGCCAGTAACGCTCAATTCCTTGGCTAGTAAGTGGGATTCGGCTCTTGTCTTTAGCACCTTTCTCATCGTCTTCGCCTCCTCCAATTTCGTCTTTCCAATAACGATAATAGTCATTAGCGAAACTTGTTACAAACTTCAACGATTTTGGTAGCTCACAATATAAGCTATGCCACATATGCATAGTATCCCAAAGGTAATTAGTGCAAGGGATTTGGTAGCGGACTAGGTAACTACCATCATATTGTCCGTTGTGGAAGATGAATCTATTAACGTGATTAGCATTGATTGATTTAGTCCATTCCCAAACTTCTGCCTCTTCTTCTAAGCTAGCCCAATGGCAATTACCTTTCTTAGTCGTGTTAATAAAAGGAATCACATAGCTTTTCCAACGACCATCAAGCCAAGATGCGGTATAACCTATACAGCTTATCATTGTAGGACTTCCGCTAGTTTCAATATCGCAAGCAATAAATACTGCGTTAGCCATTTCATTTGCGAATCTTTGGCAATCGGCTACTGTCCTAGCTACTTCATAGTTAAACTTAGGAAAGGCTCTAGGCTTGCCAATGACTAGCCTATTTACCTTTAGTAAATCCTGCTGGGCTACCCACTTGCCATAATTTATTATATAAGGTTTATCCAACTTATCAATGATGAAAAACTTATAGCCGTTATAATCATAACGACTTCCACGTGTCTTGTCTAACGACGAATATCCGCTAACCATTAAATTAGCGGATTCACAAGCAACAATAAAAATCTTAGTGGAATAAGTTTGCGAAAGTTTATCCAGTAGCTGATTAAATTTCTGGCGCTTTGTTTCATCGGCTACTAAAGTCTTTAGGGTATTCCCTGATTTGCCGATTTTGTTGGTAGCTAGGCTACCGATTTTATCTACATTAAAGCTAACGATTTTATAAGCTAGCGGCAACGATTCCGCTATCCGTTCAAAAGCGCTTACCATACGAAGCGAGTAGCTGTTATCTACTAACATTACTACTCTAGCATTAGTAACTACTGTCATTTATAAACTCCCAAAATTAAAATTAAATCGGAGTAGCTGAGGAATCGAACCTCAATTAGCTAGCATTAGGTTATGTCAACAAAATACAAGGAAAAATACAAACTTTGCTAGTGGAACTATTAAGCTAATGGAACCATTCCGCTACTCATTAAAGAACCGCTTATAATAATTAAGATTATAAAATAAATGCACCGTTAGTTTAATTCCGAGAGGTTTGCAACTCGGCTAGCCACGGTGCCACAGCCAACCTTTTTAGGAGAAAAGTCAATACTATTCGCATAATGACTTCCGTAAGACAGTGGTGGTCGGCGAGGGACTTGAACCCTCAAGAGCTTTGCTCACTAGAACCTAAATCTAGCGCGTCTGCCAATTCCGCCAGCTGACCATTAAGCAGTGGCTAGGCTACCTATCGGCAAATAGTTTAACGTAACCTAGCCAGTCATATATCGAGGTGATAGTTGGCGACAAATCCACCAAAGTCATCAACTATCATAAATGGTAGCCGAACTACCTGTGGACATACCACCCTTTCACTCGGCTACCTAAGGAAATACATATGAAAAACAAGAATCAATCTTACGATTGCTCAGCTAGCTTATTCAGCCGGCTTAATAGACTTGAGGTCAAAGTCCTCAGTCTTTACTTTTTCGCCATCTTTGTTGGTATAGCTACCGTGTTTAATTTTAACATTAAACGTTTTGCCAGCAATATCTTCTAAGATAGCAGGGATGCTAGCGTATTTGTAATCTTTGTCACGACCAGCAATTCGGCTAGCCATAGCTTTCAGGCGTCCAACAGCTTTAGTAAACTGTTCAGCATCGAAAGTCGGCAAGGCTACAAATTCGCTATGCTTGCGACCAATTAGCTTACCTTCATCACCATCGTAATTTACGGTAGCTACAACTTCATCAATCACGAACATCATAGATACGTTAGGAACTTTAAACTCCTCGTTGGTATCGCGGTTACGGCGAGTTACCGTATTAACCTTGATAGAATCTGTGTGCATAACATATGCGCCAGCCGGAAGAATATCATATCCTTCGTTAGCTTCAATTTCCGAAACATCTACGTTGCAGAAATCGGCTAGTCCCATTGATTTGTCGCCAAAGTTAATAGCGTCATCTTCAACAATCTCAATATTTTCATTAGTCATTTTATTATTCCTTTATAAAAACAATTACATTAAACATTTGTCATAATTGACAATTAAAAAGTTATTTAATAATATAATAATTGTCAAGATAATTTTACTAGCTAAGACTTTTTAGCTATCACTAGCGTAACAACTGTCACTTTAGCTAAGCTGTTGTTAGGGAAACTAAATAAATTAACACTTAGCGGAAACGATTCTGATTTGCTAGCTATTTCAAAAACGTTATTAACTATTTCATTTAAGCTAGAAGCTTTGAAAAACGTTTCATTAGGTATGTTCGGTCCCAAATAGCCACTCAGCATTATAACCCTATCAGCGTATAGCTTACCAACTATATTTACTACATTCTTTAATTGGGCTATCTGACGTTGAAACGGTTTATAATCTGATGGATACGTATGCACAGCCACTAGGTTTGCAACTAGCTTACCATCTAAAGATTGGTATAAACCAGTTTGCTTTTGAGGTTCCGTCTTTTCAGTCATTAGCCTACCCTTTCTTAAAGAGGCTCATTGCTGGCTTAATAACCGGAGAACCTGCTTGTGCAGTTGGCTGACTAGCCGAGGAGGTAGCTGTGGTATTAGCCGTGTTAAATACTTTCGCCTTTAGGTTATTGAACTCCTCATCTGTTAAGCTAGCAGGAGCCGCCGCCAATGCCTTTAGTTCACTAGGCTTGTTAATATTATACTTGTTGGCAATCATTTCTAAGCTAAGCTCATCGTAGTTCCAGTCCTTTGGTTCGAGGAACCGACTTCCGCAGTCTAAGCTATCAGAAGTCTTAGTCGAAATCTTAGTACCAGTGCCTTGCTTGAAGAAGTAATAGACCTCGCCGAAGTATTTACTGATTGTCTCAGCGTGTGCGTTAGAAACACTGATAGGCTGTGTGCGGTAGCCTAGCAATTCCTCTTTGCCAAATCGGTCTTTGCGCTTTTTCTCGTAGGTCTTAACGTGAGAGATTAAAACAACAGAGCATTTCAATGCCATTAGGCTAGTTAATAAAAACGTGGCTAACTGACCTGCCCAACGATAGTCGTCCCATTCTAGCTTATTAGCCTCAGACAAGTCAATACTATTCTCTTGAGCATATTGTATAAATAAGCTATTGACTACTTGAGTATAGCTATCTATTATTAACAAATCGCTTGACGTGAATAGGTTAGGATTGATGATTAGGCAATCGTGGTTGGCTGGTCTAGACTTAACAACCTTGCGGTCGACCTCGTCCCAGATAAACGGTTTGCCTTTTGCTAGCGCAGCAATAAACCAACCTGCTTTTGCACTGGCTACCTCATCTGATATGTCAATGTATGTTAGCCTAGCTTGTTCTTCTGGTGTCAACACAGAACCCAGCACCGGAATCGAATTATCGCAATCGCAATAAATCCCATTCATATGCGTCTTAGCTACGCTACCAGCCCACGAAGTTTTCCTAGTCTTGCCATAGCCATAGACTAACGCCTTCAAAGGCACGCCACTTTGTAGCTTATCTTTAACGTTCATTTCTTTTTCCTTTCTTAATTTGATTAAATATTCTATTGTCGTATAGCTCACCAAAAATGGCAAACAAGTCAGCGTCTACGCTAACCGACAAGTCTTCCATTTTTGCTTTAAGTAGCCCAGCATCAACAAAGCTTTTGCTGTTTAGCCCAGCCTTTTTCAATGCGCTCTCCCAGATTTGAGGAAACCAATAGCTAGCCCAAGACCTATTAGCCATAAACGCAGTTAAAGGTTTTTCCAATACTGCGCTAAGGTACATAATATGGCTACCATATATTAGCATAGCTTGTTCCAAACGGCAACGCTTACGATGCGGAAACATTGCTAGCGTATTATTGGTATTAAAGAACTTAGGCTTTAAGCTAGTTTCAAACAAATCGGTATTGACTACCGCTGGTCTTTTAAACCTTATAGGTTTGATTGTTAGTTTAGCAATTACTTCCATTGATAATCTCCTTTAATGAAATATGAACTTCACACCAAGTTTCAAATGGTAGCGCAGGACTCATCTCGCCATCATAAGCTAGCTGAATCTGAGTGCGCTTAATGTTTCTGTCTTGGCAATAATTATAATAAGGACAGGTTCGCCCAAAGAAGCTACAACCGTTGCGTGTTCTAGGGAAGTAGCAGTTTTTAAACCAATAGGCTAGGTTGTTTAATGAGCTAGTCATTCCTTTCGCCCAATCCGCTAGGTCATCGCCCGATTTATAAAATCTATAGAGTTCCACTTTTGGGTCCATTAGGCTAGGTCTAGCAGTATAGTACCCGACTTCTAGTTCATCAATCGACAATCCCATAAGTTTGTTCAAGACTAGCCCATACGGAACTGTCTGGTCGCTGAACTTATACTTAGGACTCAAGTCCTCTAGCCGGTCGCTAGTCGTCTTAATATCTATGACGATAAACTTGTTTTCAACTTTATCGTAAAGGACTAAGTCCATATAGCCTACATAGAATAGCGGAATGAACTTGCAAGCGGAGCCCTCTGCGGTTCGGCTAGTCATTGACAAAGTCGGTATCTCATCAAACACTAGCTTAAAAGGTACCTCAACACAAGGCAGCTTGTTGCCGTCTGCATCTTCTATATAAGCTAGCTCGTAGCGTTCTTCCGGAAATTGTTTAATCATCTCATCGAGCAAGGCTAGCGCCCCTTCTGCGCTACGGTCTTTCATCGGGGATTCGCCTAGCTCCCACGGATACGCCAACATCATTTGGTAAACCGCGTGATTGTAATCGTGGTTGATTAGCCAATCTTGGAAGCCTCGATGCAAAGCGGTGCCGAATCCAGTTGCTAGGCTATCTTCGTGCTTCGGGTTCTGAAACAGTTTGCTAAACTCAAACTTACGAGGGCAGCTTTCTAGCGTTTGTAACGTCGAATGCGACAAGCGAATTTCATCTACGAAGTACGTGAACGGGTAGTCTAGTATAAATGATTTGTCAAACTGGCTGTTAGCCAAGATGTCATCTACTAGCTTACCGCTTTCCACAAAGCCCTCGCGAGATTCCATTTCTAAATCTAAGCTATCAGTCATTAGTTGCCTCCTCTACTACTTTATCTATTGCATCTACATTGGTTTGCAATATTCTGTAAGCGTCCTTAAACATATTAGTTCTTCTAGCACCATAACCTATCTTATCTGCGTTATTAACTATAATGTTAGTTGCTATTACAGCTAGCTGAGTAGCTATTGCACCCAATAGTTTTATTATAGCTTTATCTCGTTTATCCATTGTAACCTCCTAGGTTAAAAATCCAAACCATCAAATAGCCCAGAAGCTTCTAAACTGCTCAACGTTTCCGCTACCTTAGTAGCCTTTTCCGCTTTGGCTTTTTTGTTAGCTTGCTTAGCAAATGCTACTACGTTATAGTTCTGGCGGAGTGCCCTTACCATAGTAGCCATATCGCAATCGTAAATCTTTGCGGCGGTTTCTGGATATTTCTTAAGTTCCGTCATAATAAATGTTAGCTGAGTACGGACTTCCTCGGCGTTATCAATAGCCGATTCAATCTGCAAGCACGCCTTGTGGACAGCGGCTAGCGCAGCATCATCAAAAGCATCTGGCTGTTCTGGGTTATTAAACTCATTAGCCAAATCATCTAGCGATGGTATTTCCGCTAGTTGTTCCTTATAGGTCATCGGTGTAGGAACCGAGTCCAACAGGTCTAGCCCAGTTATACTACTACCAGAATCGATTGGCTTAATAGCTTCTGCTGAGCTAGCTTCTTTGTTGCCGTCCTCGTTAGATTCAATAGGCTCAATCGGTTTTATTTCGCTAGTGGTTGCTAGCGGTTTAAAAACAAAAGGTTTAATTGTCATTATAATAACTCCTCTATTAGCATTTTATTTTGGCTTGTTGCGGAGTTGGATTTACCTAGTGTTACTTTATAGATAGAATCTAAGTCCGCTAATTTTTCTACTAGGCTAGTAAATCTAAACGGCGGTACGGCTTTGCCATTGGCTTTATAGTTACTGCGTACTCGACTAATCATTACCCGCATATTGTTTATTAGCTTAGTAATATCCTCAGCCCTTGCGGCTTTGAAATAATAAACTTTTGTTATGCAGATTTTGTCCCACTCTTTCGTGTCTTTCAAGAATTGGACTAGGAAATCTTTTGGCTTAACAAGTTCAACTGCTACTGCATTTGCTGGACTATTTGTCATTTTTGATGCCCTCCCAAGTTATGGCTACGCTAATGATAGGTAGCCTAGTCATTGTTAGCTGTGCATACTTTCGTATGAATTGTTCTAAATCGCTAGTAGCCCACGCTTGCAAATTCTTAGAAAGCGGAATTCGGTATACTAGCCTATAAGTAGGTTCAACCAATTCGGTTAATTCCAAATTGCCTTTGACCTTCTTTAGCTTAGTCATTGTCATTCGGGTTCTCCTCTAAAGCATTACGAATAACGTGCTTCATTGCTAAGCTAGCAGCCTTATCACTCGGCGACATTACTAAGTAATTGACTGGGTGCGTAGCTACTACGGTAGTACGTGGTTTGGCTAGCCATTCAGCCATATCAAAGTTTAGAACTTCTGTTAGCTTAGACTTTGCCTTGCGGAATAGTGGCTTATAGCTATACTCGACTACTGTCGTTTGAAGAAAATGGATTTGCTTTTCTGGCTCGTGCAAAGCTAGTAGCTTACCATCTCTATTCTCTATAAATATTTGCATAAGTTCTGCCGCATCGCCTAACTGACGAACGAAGTCCTTGAGTATTGGGCTAGGTTTTCCAAATTGCATAATGCGAAAGCTAAACAAATGAGGAAAACCAAATGTAACGTACAAGACTTCGTCCTGCTCAGGCTTCTGGGCTAGCGGTTGACTTAACGCTTGCACGATTTGCGAATCATTGGTATCTAACATTGATAAATCCTTTCAATTAAATTGATTACATATTAACTATAAGATTACAAAATCTTAAAAGTCAATTACATTTTACTAGGCTAGCTAAACTAGCGCTGTTCAAACAGGTCTACTATTGTGTCAGTGTTGGTCAAGTCGTAGCGGAGTCCCTCATAGACTGGCTCTCGTAGGCTAGTTCCAGTCTTAGTCATATAGCTGATGTCGACGTAATAACGGTTGTTAGATAAATCCAGCTGGGCTAGCTCATCACGTTCGGCATCTGTCATACCTGTACCTACTAGCGTAGTCTGTCCTAAAGCGTCTTTGACTTGGATAGCACCGCAAGTTCCTAAGCATTTTCCCTCGCCGTAGATTACATCTACTAGCCTATAAGTCCCACGTTTGCGAAACTTTAGCTTAAGCCAATGCTTTGTGCGACAAGGGTGATGACGATAGTCTGGCGATTTCAAGACTAGTCCCTCGACGTGTCTGCTAGCGAAGTAATCAACCTGCTCTTTCAAATCGGAAGTGCTTTTGATTGTTAAGCTAGGGGCATCCCACCACCATTCTGGTTCCAAGCCTAGCTGCTGTACAATATGGCTACATTCTAAGTGGCTAAATGTATATACGTCATCGCCATTTAAGTCGGCTAAGTAATATTGAAAGCAGTAGGCGAATAGTCTAGCTGTTTCCGAATCGGGCGTCCTGCGATTGGTTAGCCCATTGATGTAGCGGAACTCGGCAGTAGCCCAAGGGTTCTTAGCGTAGTCGCGGTCGTAGTCCCAACCACGTGGGCGACAGAGTAGTTCGCTGTCTATTACTAATCTAGTACCTGCACCATCTGCACAATGCTTTTGCATAAACGCAAGGGCTTTGTCGTTGATGAGCTGGGCTAGCAAATGCGGGACAGAATCAATGACCCTCCCTGCTCGCGAGATACAGCAAGCCGCTATGCTATTGCTAACCTTGTCATAGGTTATAACGAACTGCCCGCGCACACCATCTAGTTTAGGCTCTGCATAAAACCAGTCAGACGACATAGCCGTTTTGGCGTAGTCATAGACTAAGGATAAATCTGATGTACCAATCTTCGGGTCGTAGGCTAATTGTGGTCTTAGTCTAAACCCCAGTGATGGCAGTGGGTGCTTTTCAGCTAGCTTACAGATGTCGGCAAAGCTAGCGAATTTCATATTTAGTTTTATTGAGGGCATTGTTTAATTCCTTTTTTAAATTGGTTAGGTTAGCTCTGGTTACGTCAGCACGGACTCGTAAGCTATGCTTGAGTAAATCGTCTTTGGCTACAAGCCAAGCCCACTTAAAAGCGGCTAGCTTACCAAGGTTATAATTGTAATTAGCTAACAGGTTGGCAATGTCAGCAGGTATGCTATTGCTGTCAACCGAGTTAGAATCAATTAGGCTAATATTATTTTTTGGCATCATAAATCCTCCTTTGTTATTATAACGACTGCATATATTGCTAGCCCAGCGACTAGCAGTATAACTATATTCTCTAGCGTAAGCATCATTCAGCTACCTCCCCGATGGACTCTAGTTCTTGGTTAGTGAATATACCGAGAGGTATAAGCCCACGTTGTAAGTTAGTAGATTCTTTTGCTGATTCCGCTAGCGAGAAGTTTGCGGCTTTCTCTTCGATGGTTTCGCCTTTGACTATCTGTCTACGTAACGCCGAGCTGATACCTTTAGCGGAATAGTCGTTGTAAACTAGCACGCAATTTTCGCGAGCTCTCGTTACGGCGGTATAAAGCCACTCGCGAGAAAGCATTTGGCTGTTAGCCGAACAGGTTACCACAATCACTCGGCGGTATTCGCTACCCTGTGCCTTGTGGCAAGTGATGGCGTAAGCTAGCAACAATCCTCGGATAGCACCGACTTGATGCAATGCTATCTCTGCCGGCTCGGTGGAACCTAGCGGAGTATATTCTACTACTACAATATGGCTAGCTTCCTGTTCTGCTGTCTTAGTCGGGTCGTCGGTAGCCTTTTCCTCCATCTTAGCTAGGTCATCGAGGACCTTCTCCGCTAGCTCTTGCGACTCGGTATCAATGATAAAGCTATTAGACTTATCATTAAAATCCCGTTCTTCGTAGGCTTTTATAATAGCGTAGTCAGGATAGTTTGTGTTTAAGCTAATGTTTTTAATATAGCCCGTCATACCGTTGAGGATACCTAAGTCATAGTCGTTCTTCGTGAACATAACTTTATCGCCTACGGCTAGGAACTTTGTTTCATAACTAGCACGAACGGCTCTGCGTTCATTAGCTGAGTTGAATAGCGGCGCTAGGCGCTGGTTAAGAATCTCTTGTCCTAGCATACCAACATTCTGCGGTACAATGATTTGGTCTACCTCAGGATTGTAGGCATTGTTTTGGTATAGCTTAGCAATAACCTTTACCACATTACGAAGTAGCGACTGCGGTTTATTCTTGTTATCGTAGTAGCTTAGCGGCAAAGCCTTGTCCTTGACTTTCTGGCGTTCGGTAGTTGTTAAGCTACCAATATCAACAAGCTGAAACTTACGTAGCGCAGGATTACCTTCGGCGTCGAACAGAGGTTCGCTAGCTATTGGCATTTTGCCATCTTTAATAGCGTGCGCGTTTGCAATGATTGGATTGTCCATAGCTTGTCGGTGGATATGCGTTAAGCAAGCGGTAGCCCAGCGACTGCTGTTGAGGGCATAGCCTAAGATGGACTTACCGATTACTGCTGGTAGCTGGTTAATATCACCGATGAGAATAATCTTTAGGTTAGGATTGGATAAATCCAGTGCCTTGTATAAGTTATTCCACAAGTCGATTCCTACCATTCCGCTTTCATCAATGACGATGATGTTTTGATTTAGCTTAGTAAATTCATCACGCCTCGGCTCAAAGATTTTGCTATTCTTAATAGCCGTTTTGCCATCGGAATCGGTTACAACTTTTTCGACTATCACAGGCGCATATTCTAATAAGCTATGAATAGTTTCACAGCAACACTGCAGTTCTGGCGGAATAGATTTGCGCAACTGCTCAACTGCTTTACCAGTAAAACTACAGAACGAGATGTTGAATCGGCTAACTGATTGACCGTTGCAACGTTGGTAGTCTAGCGGCTGTATCACGCCCTGCTCGCGAAGTCGGCGAACAATCTCTTTAACGACTGTAGTCTTTCCACTACCAGCTGCGCCGATGAGGCAGCAAAATTGGTTAGATAAGATTTTATCGATAGCAGCTAATTGGCTTTCGTCCCATTGAATTGCTGGGCTAGGAGCAGTAACTACGCTATCGCTAGTGGTTGAGGCTGATTCGTCGGTGCCTTGCTCGGTCGCTCGGCTAGTAGGGTCAGTAGCAATTACATTGGTAACTACGTTAGCCGTAGTCCCTCCTTGCTCGGCGGTTGCTGGTAGCCTAGCTGCTTCAATTCGGGTAGCGTGGATTAGCATTTGCTTAGCCGATTGGTTCGGGTTAAGTGTTAGGCTAGCTACTGACTCGGCGGCTCGCGGCTCGGCGTTTGCTACGCTAATGATTGAATCAATGGCAGTAGTGGTAGCTGAGCTAGTCGGGGCAGTGGTAGCAGTAGCCGTTTGCGTTTGGCTATCCGCCTGTTGCTTTAGCTTAGCTAATGCTTTAGCGAAGTCAAAGACTAGCGGCTTCATTGGTTGTTTAGGTTTACTAGTTGACATTCGTTCCTCCGTTTTCGTTGATGTAAGCTACCGAAATAGCTTCCGATAATAAGTCATAGTCTAATAGACTAGGTCTTGTAATATGGATATGGTCTAGCAACTCGTCAGAATCCTCACGAGTAAATAGCCTAGCAATAAACTCTTGGCTACAAAAGATATAGCGCAATCCTTCGGTGTTGCCGCAGTCTGTTAGCTTATAAAGCTGTTCCGCTAATGGCAAGCCGAGTTGCTGCTTGGCTATTATAGTAAGCAGTTCTGCTGGGCTACTGATGTAGACGATGGTCTTAAGGGTTAAGCTAGTTCTATCAAAAACGTTAATGGCTAAAAAGTCGTTAGCGTCGAACGATTGCTGGGCTAGGGAATTTATTAAGCTACTCATCATTTTGCCCTCCATGTTCGGCGGCTACCGATTCGGCGTTAGCCACTGGCTTAACCGCGATTGGCTTAGCTAGCTTAAATGGTTGGCAACCTAAGCCTTGTTGTTTGGCTACTTCTGCACGGTTAGCTAATGCCTGTTTGGCTAGCTTATTGAGCTTCGCTACCCCGTTGGAATTGTCATTAAATATTAGGCTAGCTCTTTGAATTGTCAGCTGATTGATGTAATCTGCCTTGTCGTTATTGGCTAGCATCAGTTCGGCTATCAGCTGCTCGGTTTGTTGGTCTGCTAGCGAAGCCGATGCAGATTTCCGGATTCTGCTAGCTTTAGTCTTTTGGAAATAGCTAGCTTGTTGAGCAATTAGCTTAGCTTTCCATTCGGTCTTAGCACGGGATTCCGCTAGTGCCTGCTGACGGGCAACCTTTGCTAGGCGATTTACATCGTTGAACGTTAGCTTATCGTGGAAGCCGATGCCGTGTGCTAGCTTATAGCGGTTAATCAATTGATTCAATAGCTTAGCTATGCTAGCAACTGCCGTGCCGTTAGTCAATAGGTTAATAAACCAGTCGTATGACAGGTCTTGTTTGACTAGCTGTTGCAAAGCGGTGATACTGCCGGTAGCTAACAGCAATAAGAGTTTCTCATTGAGCTCGGCTAGCTGCCCGCTGTTCTGCATAGCGAAGCCCGCCTCGCTTTCGAAGAACTTGTAAGCTAGCTCGGCGAATCGGCAGAACTCTAACGAGTGCAATACTTCGCCTTCGCTAGTGAACTTGCCGTTATGGCGCAAGCGATAACTAAGCCAGTAATCTCCATAGCCTAGTAGCTCACGAACCGCAAAGCAGAAGAACTCTTGCGGCTGGGCTAGGCGCAGTCTATCTAACGATTCATCGTCGCTAATAACCCAATCAAACTTTATGGAATAGCAGTGCTTATGCAGAAGCTCAAGGCGTTCGGCTAGCTTAACTAAATCGTAATCGGCTAATTGCCATAAGCTAAGCAGTTCCTCGTCGGTGATACGACGTGTTAGCCTACCAGTCTTAGGACACCTATAGTCTAGGATATCGAACTCGTAGCAGTTAGCCAAGTAATTCTTTATAGATGCCAGTGCATCTTCGCTAGCAGCTGGGCTAGCCTTTTCAAAATTGTTTGTCATATTTTATTCCTCTAGTAAAATTAAAACTAAATAGCTATTTGGTTTCATAAGCTAGGGCGGTGGCTCAGTGGCTCAACCGTTGGGCTAGTGCTAACCTTTCGGCTCAGCCCTTAGCCTTTTTCTAGCTTATACACCAGTATAACATATTTTTATAAAATTGTCAAGTCTTTTTAACTAGCGGTTGTTAATTATTTTTAGGCTAGGTAGCTAGCTTAATTACATTAAATAACATTACAAATAATTGATTGATTGATTAAAATAGCCGAAAGGTTTACCCTGTAATGTGTAAGTAATCTACAATCAACCTTATGTAATAATAGTATAGGCTTCTAGCCTAATAGCTTCCGCTCTGCATAATGGCAACAACTTTTAGGGCTACTCAAATTTTACTAGCCTAGTAAACCGGTACCTACCTCGGTGGTAGTCAAGCGTTAGCTCTAGCTTAGCTACCTATATAAATATTGCATATTGATTGCAGGTTAATATCAAGATTACACGGAAAAGGGCATTTTGCGGGTTTCAATCAACCAATCAATCAATCAATTTTCAATCAATGTTAGGTAAACCTACTAGCCTAGCATCAGCCATTGGCATTCCGCCAGCAGCGCTCGGCTCAATAGTGCTTTCAGAGGTGGCGAATTGTGGTCGCTAGCCTAGCAGTAATCCTAGTTGTCTAGCCTAATTGTTTGCCCAACCTTGGTTAATCCTAGTCGATATACCGGCGGCACAGCCCGTAGGAAAAATCTTATTGCTAATAAGAAATTTATTATTGATAAGATAAATATAATATTTGGCTAGCAGACGACAAGCCGATTGACTAATAAGAAAAATCTTATATTTTTATAAGAAAATTAAAATAAAAAAATTGCAAAATAATACTTGACAAGAAAAGTTTTATATATTATATTGTAACTAGCTTAATGATATTAAGCGGCTGTAAAACATTGTTAATATGGAGGAAAATATGAACGGACAATATAAAAGCGCGCTTTATTCGCTGGAAAAGTTTTATAAAATACTAAAGCTTATAAATAACGATAAGCGCACAGCATATCAATTGCATATTTACACAGCATATACGCCGATTTACTTTATCGTACTATGTAAATATGTAAAAGGGCTAGCCGTTTTTATTGACGTGGTAACGATTGCAAAAGCAGACTACGACGCCAACAAAAATCTGATAGCCGATTTAGATTGCTACTTAATTATAAATTAAGCTAGTAAAAAATTATTGACTTTATATAATTATGTTTTAATTTATAACCAGCGGCGCAAGCCGTTTATGTACAACCTTTATTTATGGAGTTTTATAAAATGACTACAAAAAGAACAAATAACGCGAAAAGCGTGGAAAAAATCAGCGGTGCTAATGTGGAAAATATAGCTAGCCGCTTAAACGAAATTATGGCAAGCGGCGCAACCGTTTATAATGTCAACAAAATTGTTGACGATAACGGCGACTTAATCGACTACGGCGCGAACTATGATTTATTCATTATACCGCAATACGACGCCGAACAAAAGGACAAGCTCAGCTATTATATAACGGGCTACGTTCCGACGTTCGAAGCGCTAGCCGACAACCCGCAAGGGCTCGACTATTTGAAAAGTCAGTTTGAAATCCGTACGATAAAACGGATTCGCGACAATCAGCGTCTTGCAATTGCCGACGGGCGCAGTTTTACACTTGCTACCGACATCGGCGATTTTGTACAAGTCAGCCGCGCCGGCTCTGGATTCGGCGAAGAGTTCAAGAAAGCCGTTGCCGAATTGACGAAAGCTTTACAAGCGAAGTTTGCAAAATTGCCGCAAGCGCGCTTATTGTTGACACAGCGGACAATTTTAACCGCTATAAATAACGAGGCATTCGCGGTTAAATATCTTCCGTTTTGCGTAAAGAAAGACGGCGCGAGCATTTTCGGCAAGTGGCTAGAAAATAAAATAGCCGAATTTACCGCAAGCGGCAAACCGACGGCGGACTTGCAAGCGATAGCCGACACAAGACTAACGGCAACTCTTGACGAATCCGAGGACGCGGCGGACGATAGCGCGCTTGACGATTTATTCTGATTATTAACCTAAAAACGGCGGCAGGCTTGACGGCTTGCCGCTTTTTTTTGTGCCTACGCGATAAATATCTTGTAATAAATAGCTTATACAAGCCGCATACATTGACGGGGTATGAACCCCCGCCACCGCCCCCACCGATAGCCTAAAATAAATCTACCACCCAGATAATTTCCAGAAATTTCCAATAAAAATAGCTAGGCTAGCAAGGCACAAGCCATCAGGGCTAGGAGCCGAACCGACACCGTCTTTATTTTTACTAGCCTAGGAACTTAACTATTGACATTTTTTAAAAAGCCAGAAAGTCTTAAAGCAACTAAGGGCGAGAAGCCCGATTTTAACGAAAGGCGGTTTTATGACCAATAAGCTAATAAGTGAAAAAGCGCGACTTACGGATGCTGAATTGCGAACGCTAGCCTACACAGGTGATGAGCAAGCAGTAGCAATAGCCAAGGACTATGAAAAGTTGGTAGCCCAGTTTATTGAATTGAGGACTAGCGGTGCGCCTAAGCAAGTAATAATGGATGCGTTGGGATTGACCGAAGATGACTATTCTAAGCTAGCCAGTCGTGAGGACATTAAGCTAAAAGTTTCGGAAACGGAAATCCAGCGAGCTAAAACCAATGCAACGTTTGATGCGAATTGGGATACAGTAGAGAACCTCGCGCTCAAGGCAGTAGCCCAGGAATTAAAATTCAATCCTGACCCAGATTATGCACTCAAAGCTGCGGCAGTAGCTAACAAGGCAGTTCGCCGTCGTCGAGAGGATGCGCTAATTGCTGCCAAAACCGGTCAGGTTTATAACCAAGTTAATACTAATAATATTGCGATTTTGAATTTGCCTAAGGTATTTATGCAGCAGCTTAAAACCGAGAACCAAGTTTCTGCAGCTAGCCAAATAGAACTGCAACGTTCTGCAGTGGTAACCCAAAAGATGCACGATAACGTAGATGTGAATACGGTTAAGGACGCATTTGGGTTCAGGGATGTTACTAGCTTACAGCAACAAGGCGACGCGAGGGACTTACCAGTTAGCAGCCTTTCAGCTAAAGCCTTGCCAGTTAGAAGCGATATTAGCTTAGACCTAGAGGAGTGGTTAAATGACTCAAAATCTTAATGAAAATTATACCGGCTGGGAAGATAGTGAGTATACTAGCGAAGACGTGCAAATTGATGCAGTAGCTATTAGGGAGCGCGCCCGTTATGACTATAAGCTATTTATAGCCTTGCTGTTAGGCGATGAGTTGACTAGCCCGACTCCCGATTTCCACATTGAAATCTTCGCTCGAATGGTTAGCCTAGAAGTTGCAAAATCGGTGTTTGCAGTTCCGCGTGGGTATGCCAAAACTACATTAGTTAGGCTAGCCTGTGTTTACATACTACTGTTCACAGCTATTAAAAACATATTCTATTTTAGTCATACGCTGGATTTGTCCGTTCCGTCAGTGGTAGCTATTGTCAAATTTATGAAAAGTGATAACTTCCGCAAGGTGTTTGGCGAAGTTCAGTGGCTAGTCGAACAGGAAGGCAAGGGCGTTTATAAGTTCATAATGCCTGATGGCAAGGTTTGTAACTTAAGAGCTCGTGGTGCTAACCAACAAGTCCGTGGTGCCAACATTGATAATATGCGTATTCAGCTAGCAATTTGCGACGATATTGAAGATAGAGAAGACAACAACAATCCGCAAATTTATAAAAAGCTAAAGCAGTGGTTTTATAGTGATATGCTAAAAGCGTTAGACGTCAAAACAGGGCGGGTTATCCAAATCGGCAACATTGTGAGCGTTAATAGTTTGGTAGCGGAACACTGCGATTCGCCGAAATGGTTTTCAATGCGCTACTCAGCTATTCACAGTGATGGTACTCCGCTATGGCCTGAGATGTGGCCGATCGATAAGCTAAGGGACGATTATGAGGAATACGCTAAAAATGGCCTGACCACTGAATGGTTCGGCGAAATGATGAATATCATCATACCGGAAGGTAGCCAATTGATTTCAATTAACGAAATCGAGTTTAGAGAGCCAGCCTTGCCGGGGCAGCTAGCTGCGGGATTCATTACCATAGACCCTGCTATTAGCGAAAATGTCGTTACGGCGCATAAGTGTTCGCTAGCCGTTCACGGATTCGTCAATGAAAAATGGCAGATTGTGGACCACTGGTCGGCAATAGCTACTGACCCTATCAAGCTATATGACGTAGCCTTGAATTATGCCAATAAATGGGGCGTTAGCGTAGTAGGGATTGAATCAGAAGCTTATCAGGCTAGTATTAAATATGTATTTGAGTATATAGAGAGGCGCAACGAAATGGTCTCTAGGCTAACAGTTAAGCAAATGCCAACCCAGAAGCGGAGCAAATACGCGCGTATTGCAACGTGGGTAGGCTATTTACGTAACCACGAATACACATTGACTAAAGGTGATTTGACTACCACGCAGCAGTTGCTAGCCTACGACTCTGCGAAAAAGCAAAACGACGATGACCTTATAGATGCCGAAAGCTACGGCGTTTATATGATTGAAAATTATTTATCCGAAATAATGGCAAGTAGTCATAATAGGCTACTGACGCCAACTACACCAATAATCGATTATTCACCACTTTAAAGGAGTGTAAGCTAATGGCAGAAAATGAAACTAACCTAATAGACTTGGAAAAGCCCGAGCCTACTAGCGGAAGGATTAAAATCGGCGAGTATCTGGATTTAGATTGGGCCGATTACAACGTCCTCCGCGAATATATTACTAGCCGAATACAGTATTCTTACTATAAGACTGATAGTAGGGCTAGCCGAATGGACGACATTGATAAGCAATTGCTAGGCTTTATTGACTTAAATGACGAAGATAAAAAGGCTAGCGAAGAAAATCGCAAAGGCAGGTCGGCTAAAGTAACCGATGTTAACCTTGCGCTAGGCCAATCGCAAATTGACACTGCTGTAACTGCGTTGCTTGATATGCTAGTGCCTACTGATAAGATGTATGAGCCGTTTGGTAACGCAGAAAATTATTCACAAGATGCGGCAATAGCTGTGACTAAGGAACTCAATCGTAGCGCAGATAAATTTAGCCATATTAACGAATACCATAAGGCGTTCAGTGATGCTCTGCGCTATGACCTTTGCGGTTTGGAAGTCCTATGGACTAACATCACAGGCAACATGATATCTAACGATGAGCTAACAGGTAAGGCAGTTATTAGCCGAAATGTGCCGGTTTTCAGTGGCAATAAGCTAAAAGCCCTTGATATGCGTAATACGTTTTACGATATGTCTGTAAACCCTGAACAAGTATCTAGCATAGGTAACTATGCTGGTTATAGCGAAATAATAGGTATTAGCCAATTAAACGAATTGATAGACCAAGGCGAAATTCCTGCTAAATACGTTAAAGATAGCTGGGTGCCGACTAACGATTTGATAGTTTATAACTATAAGCCTGAGTTCCGCAATCAAGTAGCTAGCCCAAAACAGACACAAACTAAGCAACTTGATAACCTATTCGGCGTAACAATGTCGCCTGATAAGTGCATATTCTTAATAACCGTTTACGTTAGACTACGTAGTAAAGAATTTAAGCTAAACGATGACAATGGTAGCGAAGTTTGGCAGTTTAGGCTAATAGGTAAACGAATCATCTCCGCTAAGCCTATGGAAAACGCTCATGGTAGATTGCCGATTGTATTGTCTACGGCTACCTGCGATTCATTAGGCGAATCTATGATAAGCTACAGTGAATCCTTGATACCTATGCAGAATTTCGCTAGCTTCTTAATCAACGCCAAACAGCGCGGCTATCGTAAGCAACTCTACGGTGTAACGTTTTATGACAAAAATCGTGTAGATATGCGGCAAGTTATTAACTCTAAGCGACAGAATGAGTTTGAGTCTATCTACGTTCCAGTTGACGTCAGCGATGGAGGTAGCGTAGGACAGTTCATAGCCAACTTTAATGATGCACCTGATACGGCAGCTACGCTAAGTGACCTCAGTTCAGTCATTAGCCTAATGCAAACGTTGCTGCCAACGGATTCTCGCCAAAGTCTTGCTCAGCTATCACGTGTTAGCCAATGGCAAGCGCAGAGAACAGTCCGCGAAACAGATAAGCGCACGATTAAAATCGGTAGGCTATTGAATTCTTCTATCATTAGCCCAGTGATTTATCAATCGGTTTATAACCTATTACAGTTTAAGGACTCTGTCCAAGTTACGCTAGATGATGGCTCTGTTCAAGAGGTGCCGATTGGCGAGCTTCGTGGTCAAGACCTTGAATTGAAGATTAGCTCAGCGCTTCGTGGCATTGATAAAGACCTAGCTGCGGACCGTTTACGTGATATTATCAATTCGCTAATTCAAGTCCCTAACATAAGTGCCGACATTAACATACCTAATCTAGTACGTTACTGGTCTACCTTGATGGGATTGGATTTGGACCTAGCTCAATTTAAAATTGAATCGCCTTTTGATAAGCTAGACCCGCAACAAAAGGACTTAGCTTATCAGCTCTTATTAGCTTATGCTCAGCAAGCGGCATCGGTTAGCGGGGCGGGACAACCCACTGGTCAGCCTTCTCAGGCAAACCTTGCAATAACTCGTTAGCGGAGGTGCCTATGGCTGGATTTGAGCTAAATAGAAATAAGGATATAACCCTAGACCATCTAGAGCCGAGTGCAACCTCGGCTCTTTTCGCGTTGTACGATGACGCCCTGCGCTATTACCAGAGCCGACTCCTCAACCTTAGCCCAGCAAGCTTTCCTAGCCCAGAAGAATTCTTGCGCAAGTGGAATTACTATCGTGGTGCTATTGAAGCTACTGAAGATTTAATAACCATATTAAAAGGAAAAGATAAATGACTTACGAATATACTGACATCAAAAGTGATAGTCAAGCTACTGATGGTAATACTACTAATCAGCCGACTAGCACTCCTCACAACATTACACAAAATAAATTTGACATTACAAATCCGTTTAGTGAGCCTAAAGATAAGAACAGCGAGCAAGATAGCGGAAAGCAGGCTGCTAGCCCAACAACCGCTTCTGAGCCTCAAGTTACATTTGCCGATATCGTCAAGCAAAAGCAGTTCGGTAGCTTAGCAAAAGACATTTTCGACAAAGTTAATGAAGGCGACGTTGATTCTTTCAATAGCGGATTGCAGACAATGATGCAGCAAGTTTATAAAACTGCCATCGAAGACAGTAATAGGCTAATGACTGCACGTATGTCTGAATTTGAAAATCAGTTGATGGCTAAGCTAAACACCAACAAAGAAGCTGATGCTCTGCTAACTGATATGAAAACGGCAATCCCTTATGCCAAAGATGCCGCCGTTGAGCCAATAGCGCGACAGGTTTTGTCTGGCTACCTACGCCAAGGTATGTCCAAGAACGAAGCTATCGCTGCTACTAATGCCTATTTTGGTAGGCTAGCGGAAAGCATCGGGCAATCAAATCAACCTAAGTCTGGTAGAACTGGTTCGCTAGAAGGCAAATCAGCACTGGACGAATTGTTTAATTAACTTAAAGAGAGGAAATAACTAATGTTACCGGGAATATTTACTTCCAATAGCGGTATCAACGGCGAGAGAATGGATAGTTTCGCTAGTAGAATCTACAAACATGGCTATAGCGGAACCGCTCCTATGCTAGCTCTGTCGTCTGGTATGGCAAGGAATAAACTAAATGCTAAAATTGTTCATTGGTTCGAAGAAGAGGAATATAGTGGACACGTTGAAATTACTAATAATGCTGGAACTGGTTCGACTATCACGTTCAAGTCCGGCACGGTCTTACCTAAGTCAATCTTGTTTGTTGAAACAACTGGCGAAAGAATGTTCGTTACAGCTACCGCAGGTCAGACTGTTACCGTACAACGTGGTTTCGCCGGCACGTCGATTACCTCTATTGATGGTTCGACTAACGCTGTAGGCGCTTTCGTAATTGGTAGCGCATTTGAAGAAGCTTCTGATGCTCCTCAGCCAATGATGACTGTTGGTTATCCGATGCTAAACTACTCACAAATCTTCAGAAATTCTTGGTCTAACAGCCGTACTGCCGAAAAGATTGAATGGCACACAGGCGACAAAGTAGCTAAGAACAAACAAGATGCAATCGCTAATCACGCTAAAGACATCGAAAGAGCTCTGCTATTTGGTGCTAAGTCTATGTTTACTACCGATGGTCGTCAGGATTCGACTATGGACGGTATCGTAAATATGATTAAGACTAATGTAACCAACGTTGCAGATGGTAAGCTATCTTGGTTTGACCTAATCGATTTCATAGCCCAGCTTTATGAATACAACATCGATGGTCAGCCACAAGAACGTGTAGCATTCTGCGGCAATAACGTTGTTAGCGTAATTAACAAGCTAGTCTACAACAGAAATGATATCCGCATCACTGTTGGTCAAACCGATTACGGACTCAAGGTTAATACCATTCACACCGCATTTGGTGACCTAACCTTGTTGACTCACCCGATGTTCAACGCTTCGCCGACTTGGCGCAATAACTTGCTAGTCTACCATCCGGGTGCTTGTTGCATTGATTATATGGACGATGCGCTAATCACCGATTCTACTCCTCCGGGAATGGACGGCGAGAAATGGACCATTACGTCTGAATTGACTATGGAATATGCCTGTGAAAAGACTGCTGGTCTAATGACCAATATCGTTGAACCGGCTGCTTAGTCACTAGCCTAATGATATTTAACAAATGAGCCACTAGCACTTGCCCGCCTGTGGCTCATTAGCTTAGAAAGGAATTAAAATGACAATTGTTACACTAATAAGTTCTTACCCTAGATTGAAGATGTTGACTAACATTGGCAAAATCGAATTCAAAGATGGCGTAGCTAAAGTCGAATTTAAGGACGAGAAAGAGGCTAGCGCCTTTAAAAAGAACCTACTTAGCAATGCTAGCTTACAGGCCTATGTTCGCATAGCTGATGATAAGCAAGCTGCTGTAGTAGCCCAGCTCAATCAAGCCGCTTCTAACCAAGGTGGAATTAAAGTAGGTGCTCAAACTAGCGAAGTGAAAGAAGATAAAGCTGAAGCTAGTAAACCAAGTGCTGCCAATTTGTTTGCGTTAGCCCAGCCAAAGGCCTAAGCTAATGTTTAGCGAACTGGTAGATATGGTTGTTAGACGCACCAATCGCCCAGATTTTAAGGAAGATATTATTGCTTACGCTAACGAAGTAATTCGTATGTGTCATTGTAGCGAATTCTTCTTTAGGGATAAAACAGAAGTTTTGCTAAATCAAGATTATGATAGAGCTAATCCTAGCGAAATCTTTGTTTGGGAACGCCCTAAAGACTTGCGAGCATTGTTTGCAATAAAGTATTACGGCTACTACGATGACCCTCGCGATGCTTTCCCAGCTAATATTCCTCCGGGGATAGGGCAGGCAATGCGCGAGCAGTTTTATTATGGCGTTGGCAATAGCTATGTATTCTATCGCAAAAGTGGGCTACACGAAATTGCAATCTGTTACGCTAAAGCTCCTAAGCGATTCAAGTATTATGAAGTTGGTAAACGACCAGCAGTGTATAATAGAGGAACCGGCGAGTGGCTTTATCTAGATAGGTACGGCAATTATGTTACTAGCCTAGGAAGTGAAGAACTGGACCAAGCAGCACGCGATGAGGTTTCTGATTGGCTGCTAGCCGATTATGACGGTATGCTTTGTAGCGGAGTTAATACAAAAGTATTTACCGTTTTAGGCGACCCACGCAATAAAGTTGAATACTCTAATTTTAAGGAAAACTTACGATATGTCAGGACGACTGAAAGATACGAGTCTACCGGAGAAGTCGGCTACGACAGATGATAACAAGGCAATTACAGCGGCTATTGGAACAATGATACGTTATATAATAGTTCCGCTATTGCTTTGGTATTGTAGTCATAGCTTAGACCAGCTAGCTAATGAAACTAAGGAACTAAGGCGTGACTTAGCGGCAACTTCAAATAAGCTAGATACTTATAAAGTTGCTAGCGAAGCTTATAAAGAGCTGGTAAACACGCAGTTGGAGTTCTTAGACTATCGTATAGGTCAGCTAGAAAGGAAACACAATGGCGACGTTGAACCAGTTTATACCGAATTTCTCGGCAAGCACGGTGCAAGACCAACAACAAATGTTAGTTCGGTGGGCAAACCGACTAACATCAAATAACCTAATTTTAATGGCTAAGCTAAATGAAATGCAATCTCAGATAGATAGCCTAACAAACCAACTAGCGGAGCATATTGCAGACGCTAATAACCAAGGAGGAAACAATGGATAGTATTGTTACTAACTTAGACACTATTATTGATTATTTAACTAAGATTTTAGAACTGGTTGGCGGTTCTGCCATTATTAGTTCAATCTTTCCTAAGGCTAAAGAACTTAATACTAAAGGCAAAGTTAGCCTAGCTATGATTAAAAAGATTCTTAATGTTGGCATTATAGGTTATAATGCTATTGTAGCTATTGCTAATGTATGCGGTTTCAACTTCCTAGCTGCAAAGAATAAATCGGCTAATAAGATTGAACCGGCTACTGTTGCTAACAAACTTATTAAGGGAGTAGCTAAGAAATGATAACTAAGGAGTTTGAGGAAGTAATCCTCAATGATGTCCTTAGAGGTGATACTAGCGGTTTGCCAGAGAACTATTACTTAGGTCTTTGCTCAAACCGCGAAGTTAGCCGAGAAATGACCTTGTCCGACATTACAGAAGTTAGCGGAGATGGTTATGGTAGGCTAGCAGCTCCGAGGACGGCAATAGGTTGGCTAGACGTCGAGGAACAAACAGATTGCCTAAGCATACGTTCGCAGCAAGTAACGTTTTATCCGACAGGCGATTGGACTCCGTTTAGCCGAATGTTTTTAACAGATGCTAGCTCAGGTACTGAGGGTAAGCTACTGGCTGTTAGCTCGCCACTTCCAACTGAGGTTTCTCTAACAGCCGACCAAACGTACCCAGTTGCGTTTGAATTTTATTTGAAATAAGAAAGGATTAGGCTAATGCCAAACATACATAGTTATACTATTGGGCCATACACGCCCTATCTTGATGCTAAGCAATTAGCCGAACCGGCAGTAGTCGACGGAAAGAACTTTATGCCAACTACTAGCGGATACAAATCTGCATTTGGTAGCGATGTTCTTACTGACCGACCTTTGAGTCCTAAGCTACTGCTCAATAGTCAGCCATTCAATCTAGCGGAAGATGCTCTCGTAATTTGTAACTTATATGGCATTATGCGCTATGACGAAGAAACGGAAGGCTGGTATTATCTAGTTAAAGTTAATGAACCACTTACAACAGAGTACCCTTGGTCGGTAGCCTATGTAGGTGGCGATTGGTTTTTCTGTAAGCTAGGATTTGGTGTGTGGCGATACCGCCTAGATGAGAATAGCGGAAAGTTTGTTTATGATAACGTGCCTAGCGAGCCACTTTCAATTTGCTCGGCGGGCGGTCGTTTGGTCATTTTAGGCAGTTCAACGTATGCGTGGTCCGCTATAGGAGATGGCACAGATTTGGAAACTAGCCTAGAAACAGGCGCTGGTTTCCAAGCACTTTCGCTAATAGGTGGAAAACCGCTAGCCGTCAAGAGCAACACAATAGGCTTTATGGTTTATACGACAGCAGGTATTATCCGAGTAGAAGCCATAAATACACCAAATCCTTATAATCATAGAGTATTAACATCAAACGACTATGCTCCAGTTAATGCTTGGGCAATAGCCGAAATCGGAACTGGCTCACACGTTTTCCTAGCTAAGAGCGGTCTTTACGCTACTAGCGGAGATTATCCGCAAATCGTAGAAAAGGATTTCAGCAAATGGCTTACAGGTACTACGCTAAAGTATTTGCTGCAAAGTCGCTATAGCTTACCAATTGCACTTAACTACGATGCCACTAGACGTTGCATAATATTGTCGTATGCAGAGTATAGCATAACGGCGTCACCGTATTCAGTAGCTTATGTGTTGGATGTAGAGCTAGCCAAGTGGGGTAAATTCGACAGAAACCATTATTTCATAAGCTCAGCTTATGTACCAAAGCCGGTCTACCGAGGATACCGTTCTTTAACAGCTAGCCCAGATGGTGCTGTTCGAATCCTTAACAAGGACTTTGGTTGGTCAGAAATGGCTACTCAGCAATATCGCAATAACTATAACATAGCTTATAACCGTAATTACATTACTTATCTAATGGATTATTCAACGGATACGGAGTATAAGCTAACAACATTTACTGCGGGAGCTCAGTTAGAAACTTACGACTGGACAAAGCTAGGCATTAACGCTAATATCTTTGGTTGCTTTGATTGGCTAATGCGGTACAAATCGGTCATTGACGATGTTGCATTTCCAAACGGCTACAAGGTAAGCTATGAAATGAACTGGTCGCCTTATGATATTTTCGTAGATATGTCCGATAACGGATTTTCCGAAGATAGCCGAGTTGATATGGATAGCTTAGAAGCTGATGAAGACGTCTTTATTGATATGGCTAACATTCCAGCTGACGGTATCCAACTTACGGTTTTCACTAGCTATGCTATTGTCAGTAATCAGTTCGGTGTTTATAGCGAATACAAAGTAGATGGCGAGTTAGTTAACTTAGACTCGTCTATTGACATTGGGCTATATCATTATCCTAATAATGACAATACGCCAACTGACGCGGATTTGCAGACTAGCTTAGTAATGACAGGCTTTGCCCTCTTTCACGAGCAAACGGTCGGAGATAGTGAATCAATTGATATGCAAGAAGTTCCTGATATTATCGTAGATATGGAAACGCTACCAGATGATTCAATTGATATGGGCATCGACTTCTTGTCTAGTCCAAATTATAGTACTAGACTAACAGCCTCATCAGACGGCTATGGACATCGCAATTTACATATCTATGATATCGAGCCTTATAGCATAGTAGGAGATAGGTTTAACTATAACAGTTACGCTACTGGGTTGTACCATGGCTTTAAGCTAGCTACTGAAAAAGCGGGTGGCTATTATCACATAAAACAAATTCAAGTAAACATTATTCAAGGAGGTTTAATCTATGACGGAGCGTAGACAATTTGTAGGACATAGGTCTACCGCAGAAGCTGAGCAGTTTACAGGGCGTAGCCGAGAAATTACAGTAGATATGCAAGCTGAAACGCTAAGACTTCACGATGGCAATACTAAAGGTGGCTATCCGCTTATGCGTGCTGATATGGCTAACGCAACACCAGATGCCATCAACACTGCTATGCGCGATTATGAAAAGAAATCTAATAAAGTTTCGTTAATCAACGACAGTGAGACTAATGTAAATCTTTATCCTAACGTAATTGCAGTTGTTAGACGTTTAACTACCAAGGCTAACATTGATTTGGACAATTTGTCACAGGCTGGCGAAGAAGTTCTTACTAGCCTAATTAAATCTTTAGGTATTAGCGACACTATCGAAAATGGTAATGGAACGGCTATTAAGCTAGGAAACGGTTATTGTTTACAATTTGGTAAATACCGAGGAGGTAACAATAATGAAGTTCATTTGCCTATTGAAATGGCAGATACTAGCTATTTTGTTATTACTACCATAAATGGTAATTTCGCCGATTGGGGTGTAGCTTATAGCAATTCTGTTAGTAGCCAATCGACAACTGGCTTTTCGATACAAACATTTGCCTATGAAAATAGCTTTTCTTATTGGGGCGATGTAAATACGTTTTGGCTAGTGCTAGGCAAATACAAAACTGAGGAGGAAAACTAATGGCAAAAGAACGAAGACAATTTATTGGGTTAACGAATACTCAAGCGCAATCCTTTAATGGGCTAAACCGAGAGATAACCGTCAGTACTGATAGCAAGACATTGCGGTTGCATACTACTGAAGAGCCGCATGGCATTTTGCTAGCTAAGCAGAGTGACTTATCTAGCACTTCAGAAACCGTTTCTCAACAAGGCGAGGCTATATCAAGGCTAAATAGTAGAGTAACTACTCTAGAAAATAACTCAAATGGTGATATCAGAGGATTTACTCATACGTTTAATTACTTATGTAATGAACCTAACCCAGATACTAGCACTAATGCTGTATATCCTTATAAGAGTACATCACAGTGGCTACACGCAACACCACCGAATCACGATACAATAGCTTATGTAATGTTTGACACTGCTGATGCAGCTAGCGGAAATTTCGCGCCTTTTGCTGATTATAATGGTACTAGCAGTACTTTAACTGTTTATTGTAAAGTAGCTATGACCGAAATGCATTCTGGCAGATGTGCGCTTATAGATGTGAAAAGAGGTAGTTAAAATGTCAATAGCATATAATAACTACGGTTTTACTAACGCAGCATCTTCTGTTGGTGGAGGTTCAACAACCCTAACAGTTGTTAATAACTCTAGCGTAGATAGACAGCAAAATGAAAAGGTATGGATTCGCCAAATCGTAGGCGGTTGGGAAATCATCGACTGGGCTAGTGCTGACGTAAACAGCTTAACGGCTAAGTGTGACAGCGCTATCGCAGTTGGCGGAACTGGAACTGTTAGCCTAGCAGATGATGGTGTCATTATGACACATCTTGTTCGCGATTTTAGTTTAGCTATCGGAGTTCAATCTGCTGATGTCGATGATACGCTACAGCAATTTACCTTTGGTAACTATCCGGGTTATGGTGGTTCGACCTATAATGTATATAGGTACCTTTCAAGTAGTAGCTTAAACATAGTAACCGCCAATTATCGTAATAACTTAAAGGTTAAACTTAGCTATAAAATTGTACCAGTTTCTGCTACTAGTTTAGCTGACATTCGTAGCTCAGGGCTTTATTTAGGCCAGCTATCTACCGTAGATGGAGATTGGCAATCAGGAATACAGCACTTACCAATATTCAAACAAAAGGCTACTAACGTAGAAGAAGGTACCGTTTATTCAGGTACTAGCTCAAATTACCTAACAGTAAACAACGGCATTATAGTTGACTTTAACAAGTGGATTGATTTGGATTATACGTTAAGTGATAATCCAATAGTTAATAGACTGACGGTATCTGATAGGCTAGGCAATTCCCAATCGGCTCAAGATAGCATTGCTACTGCGCTAGGAACCCCGTTGCAGAGATTTAATATTGGGCTTCTAGAAAGAAGTGGCGGTAGCGACCCTACTTTTGATATTGTAGTTGATTTGGCTAGAACAGGCCTTTATACTGCTGATGGAAGTACGGCTTTATGGGCACCGTATAAACAATCAGTAGTCTAATAAAATTATTATGCTAATTGAACAAATTTGTTTTAACTTATAAGAAAGGAATAGTAATAATGAAACCTACTCTAGAGGAAGGAAATCGGCTACTTTGTATC